ACCAACAGCGTCTATATCTGTTATCAGCTCTCTTTCCTGATATTCATATATCAAGTCCAATATCTTTAGATACAAATCATCTGTTGCTGAATTGTAATAATCATAGCCATCGTGGTCGGTAATATTATCAACTTCTGTCATTACAACCTCTCAGTAGATCGGCGAACCTCACCTTTTTCCTTATCTAAGACAATCAAGCACATGGATTGCCCACTTACGTACCCTTGCTCATTATGCCATGCGTCAGCACTAGGTAGTCCAGCAAAAGATTCAGTAATACAACCGCCATAAGTTTCCATAGCTGTATTCTTAGAATGTATATGGCCATGATAGCAGTAGCGGTGTTTGGTTCGGCCCCACTCTTCTGGATATTTTGCGGTGAAGTATTCGGCCAGCTTGTTAGGTTTAGGTGCGTGACCGTGCGATACAAGAAAAGCAGTTTTACCCCACTCAAATACCCATGCAGGTGCAGGCGACATTTCAATCTTAACGCGCTTATTGTTGCGCCAGTATGCTTGCTGGTGCGCCTTGATTCCCATGCTCAAAACAGAATCATGGTTGCCCTTTACATGACGAACAATTACTTTCTTAAACTTCTTTAGAGCCTCTTCAGTGATAAACGACATAACCTCAAGCCCTATAAGGAATACGTGCTCTAGGCGGCCATCTGTGTCCACTCGTGTGCCTTTAGTGGTCGTGCTCTCGTAGTTATCAGCATGGTAGTAGTCGCCAAGCTGGTTAATAACGATAGTGTCGCAATCGGGAGCATTATTCATAAGGCGCATGAACACATCTTTGTGACGCTGCGCTGCTATGTTTACATCGTAGTTGTCGCCGCTAATATCTTTATGGGCGTACATGCCAAAGTGTGCATCGCCAATATTAACTACCGCTAATTCATCACTGCGCTTACTTTTAGTTGGTGTCGGTACAAATGGTGAGCGTTTTTCGTGATCTTTAATGAAGTTTTTAAGCGCAGTCTCAACAGCTTCTAGCTGGTCTTCTTTCTCTAGGTCAGTCTTAACCCATTGGATTTTAACTTGTCCGTCATCGCCGTAAAGAGTGGAGGTTCCCTTAACATTGTAATTGCTAGGGCAGATTCTAATCATATCACTATCAGGCGCATAACCTTTTGCAGCAGCTTTCTTTCTTACAGCTCGTTTAAATGATTGTGCGGTAGCGCGAGAAACGCCCATTAACTTAGCCACTTCATGCTCAGAGTGGCCTTTTATATATAATTTTACAGCAGTTAGTTGCTTCTCAGTTGTACAGAATTCTAAATGATTAGTATCCATTCCTATATCCCTTTAGTTTACCACTTAAAAGTTTTTAGTAGTTTAGAATGCCTGAACAGTATCGGTGGCCTAAGTGACAAAAGTTAGTCGTTTCAATGATTGCCCCTGAATACTGCTCAAGCATATATTTATTCGCTGTGCATAATGATACGCCATCTATATTATAGACATATATATCAATTGTAACCTGCTTTATTTTTCCGAACTCCTTAGCGTCACATGAACTGTACAAGCCCCACAATAACGATAATAGGAGTAAGCGAGCAAGCAATGACTGTTTTATATAATCCATCTATTTTACCATCCAATCTGTCGAGCCTTGTACCGCGCTCTTCTAAGATACTTTCTATGTTTTCATAACGTACAGCGCATACGTTTTCGTGGCCCTCTATTCTAGCGAGGGCTTTGTCGATCTTTTGTTCCATTGTACAGTCCATTATTTTAACGCTAAAAAGTTTGTTAGTGATAGTGCGCTATCTAACTTTGCTCTTTCCTCTGTAGTTAATACTGAGACAACACCAGCGCCCGCATATAGAATAACCGATACAGTACCTACTCCGATTACAGTATCCTCGTCTATGATATTGAAGGTAAATGTATCTTCACCCGTCACGTCCGTAGGTGGGTGATATATAACATTGGCTTGGGTTATATCCTCGTTAGCCGACAGTGATACGTTATCAGCGGATGCAGCAGGTAATCGTGTCGATCTTGCAGATACACTATGAAAAGTAATCAGTGCGTCATTACCATCGGAATCAGTAGCGCCAGCTATAAGTGTTGAAGTCGGGATTAGTATAAACTTATTACTTTCACCATCTGTTATAGAGTAAGTTTGAGCTACAGGTGCTTCACTAACAATATTTAAAGTTACTGTGGCTGTGCCTGTTTTACCTAACGGGTCGGAAACGGTGTATGTAAACGTATCCGCTCCAACTACTCCAGCAGTCGGTGCATAAACAATATGCGTTGAGGTCTTAGACACCGAACCCTTACTGCCTTGAGTAAATGAGCTAATTCTAAGAGTATCGCCATCTGGGTCTGAATCATTACCTAGCAGTGTAGAAATAAGTATTGATTTCGATACGTTTTTCGTGACCGCAATAATTCCATCATTTACAGGTACGGGCAGCCTGTTAGTATCTGTAAATCCTAACGCTCCAATTTGTGCATCCGCAGCCTGATAAACTGCATTTATGGCAACTAGACCTTTGTTAGCGTCATCGGTTGCGGCGTATGTTAGCTCTCCATAGTTACCCAGCGGGTTGCCGCCAGTAGTCATTTCTGGATCGTAATAGCTAGCAGGGTTAGCATCCACATCATTCAAAACAGAAGTAAATCCGTTTGAAGTGCGGACAGGTGCCATTGAATCTCGTACGAATGTTAATAACCCTGCACGAGTCATTCCATTAAGCTGATCTGCATCTGTCCAATCATGCTCTTTAGAAATTAACTGCCACGCCTCAGCATTAGTAGCCACACCTGATACTGATAAAGAATAACGTGGAGTACCATTTAAGTAATTAACAAAAGGAAGGTTATTAACAGTAGTTGTAAATTCAGCATCGTCTCGGCCAAAGGCTGTATTTCTTGGGATAGTTAAAGCCGAACCACCTGTAAGTGGAGTATAAGTAAAGTCAGCTAAATTGTTTGAAAGGTCCAACCCTCTATAGCCATTAGCATTAATAAGCCCACCGTAATAGCCGTTCGGCGTTTGAGTCTCTGTAGTAAAGTTGTACCCGCCCGTAGTAGTAGCGCCGTATTGATTAATCTTGAGATTGTTATTTATATTTTCAGGAATAACAAGATCAAGATGTACTCTATTGGATACATCACCTATTGCCCAAACAACGCTGGTTCGCACTGCACTATCCCAAAATATATTGTTTTTAGCATATCTTAAAAGGTCTTTAGAGTAGCCATTCTCTGATACGTTAAGTGCGCCCTCACTTACACCAGTGAAAAAAGTGTTGTTAGTGTATATATGAGGAAAATGCCCTAGCCACCAAGTATTACTGCCAGCAGCTACTTGGTAGGATTCATCCTCATAAGTAGAGCCTAGTATTGTATTGCCTGCATTACTAGCTAAGCCTTGCCAGCCAGCAGGGTAATTTGTATCAGGTGTAGTGACCCAGAATGTACCTGCTTCTGTACCGTTTTTAGATGGTAGATTTATATTACCCGCATAGTAAACAGCACCAGTTTTGTGAGTACCCTCAGCACCGCCAGAAGTTAACTCAGTTGCCCTTTCTGCACTAAACTGAGGCGTTGTTACTATACATTCACCTTGCCCGTCAGCGTCTCCTACTTCCCATATATTATCCATAATAATATGAGCGCCATCGCCAATACCACCAGCGAATGCTAAAACGTGAGGGTTAACTGCGGCACTATCTTCTAAGAAATAGTTATCTTTAATAAATGAGCCGATACCCATTCGTCCAGAAATGGTACTGCCGTCAGCGTTAGCTCCAAATGCCGTTCTAAATTCTGAGGGGATGCTTGGGTCTCTTTTTCCTGTGCCGTAAGGTACAGGCTGGAACGCTATATCGGGGCTGCTTGTAAGTGTGTCACCATAAAAAGATGCCAAAGCTGCATCCCATTCTGCGGGCTGAGTGTATTCTGCTTTTGCTGCTGGCAAATTAAAAACTCTCGACCTAACTACTGTATTACCTTTAAATGTAATAGCACCGTGGCCAATCCATCCGTACATAGCAAAGCCGCAAGCAAAAACATTATTTTCTATTTCCCAACCTGCTGCCCCGTCAAACCATGTAATATTTCTATCCCATGAGCAGTTTTTCATACGTCTAAAGGGCGTGACATTAGCAGTCACGTTTAGAGCGCCGTTCGTTAATGCTTCACTTACATCTAAAGTTTGAGCAAGATGTATAAAATTATATCCTCTGAGCCAATACTTAGACGCTTTTGCTCTAGTGTACTCAAAAGTTATTTGCGCTCTACTACCATCATTGTTTATGCCATATTGAGGCTGTATCCCAGTAGTGTCTTCTAGTACACAACGCACCATGCTGAATTTAATATCATTTGCATGGGTTGTACCAGTAGTCTCAGAGGTTAACCGTGGAATAAATCCTCTAATGATTTTATTTCGGTTAAAACCTTTGTGTTTAAGTAAGGTGCCGTCATAATTAGCAGCCGTGGCAAGTAGTGCAGGTATAGCGCCAAAGTTTTTAAAATGCGTATAGGTTGCATCAATACATCCGCTCGAATGCTGAGAGCCACCAGCCATAGTTTGGCCAGCAAGGAAAAAGCTAGTTCCGCCGTCTACACACTGTATTGTAGTTGGGTTAGCTTGAGTGCCGTTTATGGTTAATCGGCCCTCTGTGTTTACTCTTGCGTAATTCATGCCAATATCAATTACATAGAATTTATTAGCACCTACATCTGCGGCGGCTGTTGCTAATGCTGCGCCCGTAGTAGGGTGTGTGCCACTTACGTCTGCGTTTGTAGGGTCTATAGTAATAGTTACGCCAGCACCGATAGTGGTGTTGGAATTCATTGATATAAAATCACCTTTCAACGTCAAGCTCACATTATCGGCAATAGTTAAAGTGCCTTGTCGCATCCATATTGCGGCTGAGGGCGCTGCCGTATTTGCAGCATTAAAAGAGTTCGGCCATCCACCCGATTGAGCATTAGCGCCAAGGTTTGCGGATACATCCATATTTAGAACATAACCGCCATAGCTTACAACATTGTCTCCCGCTGTAGGGACAACGCCACCTACCCATGTTGAGGTATCTGAAAAATTTCCGCTTGAGCCTTGCTGTATCGTAGCCATTATTTATTCCTATGAGTAAGTAAAACTTGCTCTGTCGTTCCAAACTTTATCGAAAGCAGCAGTACCGCTCGCCCATGTAATGCTTAAATCAGGTGTGCTAGTGGCATCTAATTTAGATATGCGCCAAGTGCTGCCTGCGTCTAAAGTGCCGACTACTGCCTCACCAATATATGTAATAGTCCCAACCACATCTACCCGCTTCGCGTAAACTGTAGCAGCTCCAACTTGAATTGCCATTTTATAAACTCCACTCTGATACGCCATCGGACGTAAATGTTAATCTTGCTGGGCTATTAAAACTTATCACTGTGTCTGTACCTGTGCTTATTCTAAATACATCTGATCCAGATGCGGTAATCGTTGGCGTATTATACGCAAATTTTTCAGGCAGCTCCGCAACTAATGTATGATTTGCAATAGAGCTACTAGCAGGTGGCATTGTAAATGAACCCGAATCTCTAAATTGGTTAATACTTGCGCCAGCAGTTAATACTCCACTGACAGTTTGAGCTATAACCAATGCAGTAGGGTCTAAAGCCTGTAACTGTGCTACCTTTGCTATTGCATGGCCACCTTTAAGAGAGCCATCGTGAACACGTAACGTATTGTCAGTTGTATCGACTGTTACTTCGCCCTCAGCACCAGTAAAGCCTGAGCCGTCATCGTGCTGGGCTTTAGTTCCACGTCTTAATTTTATTTCAGTAGCCATAATATTCTCTGTTTAATTTACTGAGGCTCAACTGGCCAAGTTACTTCGTCAACATGATCAAGGCCATCTAAGTTAGACATTAAATCTCTAAGCTCTTGCCTGTATGTTGCCCAAGCCGCTTTTTCCTCATCAGATAAAGGGCTATCATTAAATTGCGTATAGTCTGAATGCTTTAACAGATTATTGCGTATATTTTTTGTGTTTAGTAGTTGTAAGCCGTCCATTTATCGCTCCGTACTCGTTAAGTCTAAGGCATTAAACTGTGTATCTGTAGTATTTAATCCGTAGTCTTCTAAATCTTCAAACTTAGGTATGCTGGAGCCGTTACCGCCATCACCATTAAATGCCAACCTTGAGTCGTAAGCATTGTTGGCAGATACAGAGCCTTGATTCCCTATTTCAAATGTTTCACAAAAGTTTGTCAATGGCTGCAATACTGAAACAATAAGCCTTGAGAACCTGCGGCCAGTAGACTGACCAGATATAAATGAATTTCTTATATAAAACTTATCGCCAGTTGCAAAAGCTATATCTGCCTGATTATAAACGGCTGTACTAACCGCACCACCAGTCGTAGTTAAAACTACCGAGCCAGCACCATCATCTCCAGCGGCTATTTTGTAAAGTCGCGTTTCAACTCTTGAATTTGTATTTTGCCCTTGTGCCATTACTTTAAATCTATAAGTCCCGCACTTTGCAACAGTCCAAGTTTTAGAGTAATAATCATAAGTTGATCCAGCGGTACTTCCATTAAACCCTGTATTCCTAGCCCAGAAAATAATTGGCTTTTCACCAGCCGCAACATTACCTAAAGCTAAATGGCTTTGCCTCGGAGCACCACTTGCGCCCTCGCCAATCGCTAACTGATTATCTTTTAGCGCTTGCATGAGTTGCTGAGCTAAAGGTGCATCTACTGCTACCTCTGTATCTGATATTGCTCTGTATGTAGTCATAAATTCCTCAAACTATATTATACGGCTCTTGGCCGCCTGACATTTTAGCGCTAACATTTAGGCGTAATTGTAGCCCAGTAGCAGCGCCACCGCCATTATTTACACCATCTACACAGGTTACTATTTGACCATCAAAGTAGTCTAGGTGGCTTGCATCACCGACATTACTGCCTGTGGCTGGATTGCTTGTAACAGCTACAGATTGCACAACACCACCAGAGGCAGTTGCAGTTAATGTTAAGCCTGTACCTTGATCTGCGGTTACTTCTGCGGCAGCTATAGTGGCTGTGTTGTTAAAGTTTTCACCGCCATTAATAACGGAGGCGCTTATAAAGGCTCTACTACTTGCCGCCCTATCAGCGTCATTAGATATAAATGACCCTGTAACCCTCACGCCTAAGTAAGGTGACTCCTCCGTACCTAAACCGCCAGTAGTGTCATTTAGTGAGTTAAAGCCTACTGTTGAGTTATCAGCATTAGCGGCATTAAACCCACCAATATCATTAGCAGTTACCTTACCTGTATTGACTGTGCTGAATCGGAACTGTTTAGCCTTTATTAAAAACTGCTGATTCTTACTATCAAATTTAGTCGAAAGCACCTGCATTTCTGTCTGTATTTTTGGTGCGCCGTAAATATCTGTTATATGCCTTGTAGATAAATAGAAATGATCGCCTGTAGATAACTGGTCATAAGATGCGTCAAGTTTGAATGTGCAAGTAATAGGCGTTTTCTTAAATCTATTTAAAAGTCTCTGGCTAACACTTGTAGCAGTTGACGCGTCTTTTACACCCCAGCCATATATAACTTTGTTTGATTCTTTACCATACTCAAAATCAGTTTCCGAATCGGAATCTATATTGACGTAAAGGTTCCTAAAGTTTTTTGGCTTAT